GATATGGCGGCGATTCTCGACAAGGCCGAGAAGGAAGATCGCGATCTCACCGCGGAAGAGATCACGGCTTACGACAAACTGAAGGGCGAAAAAGCTGCCCTCGATACTCGCATCGGTCGGTTGGAGGACGTTAGTGCGTCCGCCACTCAGCTCGCCCAGGCGCGGCCGGCGATCGCGTCGCGGGCCGGCATCGTGCATCCGCCGGCGCCGGAAGCGGCACGCGAATTCGAGAACATCGGCCAGTTCATGCATGCGGTCCGGTTCAATCCGAACGATCAGCGTCTGAACTTCGTTGAAAGCGCCGGCGGTAATCCCGACGAACTGTCCGCCGAGATGCGGATGGATAACCAGACGCAGGGCGGCTTCATGGTGCCTCCGCAGTTGCGGACCACCATTATGTCGGTCCCCGCCCAGGACGCGCTTGTTCGCCCGCGTGCGCAAGTCATCGAAGCCGGCAGTCCGCCGGATGCTGGCGTGACCATGCCGGCGCTCGACCAGACCGGTCAGAATCCGGCCAATATGTTCGGCGGCATTCAGGTTAGCTGGATCGGAGAGGGCGACGAAAAGCCCGAAACGGATGCCAAGCTGCGCGAGATCAGCTTGGTTCCGAAGGAAGTCGCCGGATTCGTCACGATCACCGACAAGTTGCTCCGCAATTGGCAGGCCTCCAGCACCTTCATCGAAGGCCTGTTGCGTGGTGGCGTGACGGCCGCCGAGGACTTCGCCTTCCTTCGCGGCGATGGTGTCGCGCGTCCGCTCGGTATTCTCAATGCGGGCGCTGTGTACTACGTCAATCGCGCGACCGCGAACCATGTCACCTATGCCGACGTCGTCAATATGGTGGCCCGGCTGCTGATGCGGGGTGGTACGTCGCCGCTGTGGTCGATGCCGCAGTCCGCATTGCCCGATATCGCCACGCTGAAGGACGAGGCCGGCCGCTACATCTGGAAGCCGGATGCGCGCGATGGCTTCGCCGGTACGTTGCTGGGCTATCCGGTCCGCTGGAACAACCGCTCCTTCGGTCTCGGCACCAAGGGCGACATCATTCTTGCCGACTGGTCGTACTACCTGATCAAGGACGGTTCGGGCCCGTTCGTCGCGGCGTCCGAACACGTCAAGTTCACCTCGAACAAGACGGTCATCAAGATCTTCTGGAACGTCGACGGTGCGCCCTGGCTCACCGCGCCGATCAAGGAAGAGAATGGCTACCAGGTCTCGCCGTTCGTCTCCCTCGACGTCCCGGCCGGCTAATCGCTCAACATGACAGCCTTCAGCCCGGCATTTCGCCGGGCTGATCCCCTTCCTTAATCCGTACATAGAAAGGTCCGCACATGCGTGACTTCATGAATGCGCTCCATGTCGCGCGCGCCATCAGCCCCCAGGCGGCGCGCACCGACAACACCCCGATCGTGTCGCAGATTGTCGATCGAGCCGGGTTCGATGGTCTCGTCTTCGCGCTCAACATCGGTGTCAATACCGACGCCAACGCCACCTTTGCGGTGTTGGTCGAAGATGGCGATGCCGCCAATCTTTCGGATGCTGCGGCCGTCGATGACGCCAAGCTGACGGGAACTGAAGTGTTGGCGGGATTCACCGCCGCGGTTGACGATAACAAGGTTCGCAAGATCGGTTATGTCGGCTCGAAGCGCTACGTCCGGCTCACCATCACCCCGACAGGTAACGACGCCGGCGACATTTTCGTGACCGCGCTCGCGCTGTTGTTCGGAAGCCGGTACGCGCCCCCGGCAAATCCGCCGGTCTGATTGTCGCCTGGGGGCGGTTCATCTCTGGGCCGCCCCGTATCTTCAAACTTCTATTCTGGAGAAACGTCATGCGTGTTGTGGCTGAATTTGTCGATCGGCGAAACGGGAAGCGCTATCTTCCCGGTGACGGCAACAAGATCGATCCACCCCTGACTGAGGATCAGGTCGACCGCCTCCTGGCGTCGGGCTGCCTTAAGGGTGGCGACGAAGCCGACCGGTCGAATTCGACGGCGGACAGCGTGAAGTCTCTACTGGAGGCGATGACGGTAGCCGACCTGAAGTTGCTCACGGCGTACAACAAGATTGATCTGGGCGATGCGACCAAAAAGCCCGACCTGATCGCGAAGATCGAGGCCGAATTGGCGGCGAAAGAGCTCCGCGTCGGACCGACAGTGAGCGAGTGGGTCGCGGCCGGATACTCGGCTGCGGCCTATCCGCCGACCGGCTACGCGCTGCGCAGTTCGCAGGAAGAGATCGACGCCGCTGTTGCGGCCGAGAAAGCGCAGTCGACCTGACATGCGCCTTGTTCAGGTAACTCCGCCGGCTGCCGAGCCGCTTACCGCTGCCGAGGCGAAATCCCGCCTCGGCATCGGAGCGGAGTTGCCCGACGATGTCATGAATGCCTTTGTCAAAGCCGCGCGCCAGACCGTTGACGGCTGGGGCGGTTGGCTCGGCCGTGCTTTGGTCCGGCAGACCTGGAAGATGGTGCTCGACCGGTTCCCATATGATTGGGATGGCGCGATTGTCATTCCGCTGCCGCCGCTCATTTCGATCGACGAGATCAAGTACGTGGATGTCGCCGGCAACACCCAGACGCTCGACACATCGAAGTACTCATTGCTGGTCGGCGAGCCAGCGCGGCTATCACCTGCGCCTGGTTCGACGTGGCCGGACGTGCAGTGCCGGTTCGATGCCGTCGAAATCACCTTCACTGCCGGTTATGGTGCGGCCGGCGGCGATGTGCCGGAACCAATTCGGAGTGCGATCGCGTTGATGGTGAGCAATCTCCGGTCGCTCTCCGCGCGCAACCTGTTCATCAGCACCGATACCGTCGAGGGAGTCGGCTCCAAGAGTTATGTGGTCGGCGGCAATGCTGGCGCCGCAATCGATTCCGCAGTGTCGTGGCTGCTCTCCACCTATCGGGTGTTCGCATGAACGCGGCTGAAGCGCTTGCCCAGCATCGCGCATTCCTCGCGGAAATCGGTGAGGACGTCATCGTCCGTCGCTATTCGGGAACGGGTCCGGGGCGCATCGTCATCGAGCGGATCACGCGGGCGCGGGTGAAGGGATATCAGCCCAACGAGTTGATTGGCGCAATCGTGCAGGGCGATCGAAAGGTCATCATGCTAATTGATGCCCTGGCAGACCTGCTCCCGTTATCGACGGCCGACAAGCTGGTCATTCGTGGCCGTGAAGTGGCGATTAAGGGCGTCGATGACAGCACGCGGCGGATCGGCGGGACGCTGATAGGTCTCGATCTTCGAGTCGCGGGGTGAACTATGCCACTTCGTTTGCAGCGAGATGGGACGCTCGACAACGAGGACATTCCCGGTGTCGACCGCCACTACTACGAAAATCAGATTGGGCCGAAATCGCCATTCGACGACACCTATGAGTTCCGCTTGGCGGCGGCAATCGCCAAGGATAAGGCCCGACATCAACTGATCCGTGCCGTTCAGAAGGCAGACGAGGAAGCGCGCTTCAATCGTGGCAGGTTGGAAGAGTTTGCTGATATCACGACCGAAGTTGCATTCGGCACCACCAGAACGATCGATGGCGTCGAGGGCGCGCCGGACAACGCGATCAAGCTGTGAAGATCGTCTACCGCTACGCTTACATGGCGAAGATCGTCGAAATCGCCCTTCAAGAGCTTCGCGATAGGTCCCCGATCGGCTCCGGCGACGATCCTCATCCCGGTCTTTATCGTGACAGCCACATGATCTTTATCGACGGTCACGCGGTCGCCGATGCCAGTGGGTGGCGGCCGGGACAGCAGATCAACATTTCGAACCCTGTCCCATACGCGCGAAAGATCGAAGTCGGGGAAATGAAGCTGAGCGTACCGAGCCACGTCTATGAGGTGACGGCGCAGAAGCTCGCAGGGCAGTTCGGCAATAGCGTCCTGGTCAAGTTCGTCTACATGCCTGTCCGGTTCGGGTCGGTGCAGGCTTACGCTCAATCGCTGGCCGGTCAGGCGGCCGGAAAGCGTCGCGGCGGGCGCAGCAAGGCGCTGCAAGACTGGTTGGTCCGGCAACCAGCTCTTCAAATAACAGCACGGTGAATGATGGCTGATTACGCTGGTGCGGTGGCCGCGATGCGGTCGCGCTTTGAGGGTGCATGGTCGGAAACGCCGATCGCGTATCAGAACGAGGATACGCCGTCCTCGCCCTGGCCGCCGGTCGATAACGACAGCAAGCCGACGCCGTGGGTGTATTTCGAGGTTGTCACGTCAGAAACGAATCTGCGCGGCGCGGGTCTGCCCGGCGACAACGTTTGGCTGACGACTGGCTTCATCTTCATTCACGTGTTCACGCCACTCGGTTTCGGCCTGCCGGAATCGCTCCGGTTGGCAGGGCAGGCAGCCGAGATCTTCAGGGCAGCGACGTTCTATCGCGATGGTGCAGGGTCGAAAGTGCTTTGCTTGGCACCGAACATCGATGGCGGTGCGTCCGATGCCGACAATGGCAACTGGTTCCGGGTGACGTGCTCGGTGCCCTTCCAGTTTTTCTTCCGCAAGTGAGCGCGGCGTAGCCGCCATATCAAAGGGGTCACTACTCATGACCGACTATCAATCCAATTCGAACGGCCGCGTCATTCATGCTGTGCAGGCTGCCCGCGGCACGAAAGCACTGTCCGGAGCCGCGTCCAAGGTGCTGCGAACCGCCGGCGGACCCGGCATCAAGTTGACCAAGGCGTCGACCGCGTCGGGCGAGGTGCGAAACGACGGCCTCTCGACGCGGGGCCGACACGGGACGCAGAAGACCGCCAGCAGCTACAACGCCGAACTGTCGCTCGGGTCCCACGACACCATCATTGAGGCGCTGATGCGAGGCACATGGGACTCGACGGCGCTGACGGCGACGGAAGCCGATATGACGTCGGTGACGACGGAGGCAAATGCGATCGTTGCATCTGCCGGTTCGTGGCTGACCAAGGGCTTCCGCGCGGGAGACGTTATCCGTGCCGCGAACCTGCCGGATGCCGAAAACAACGGGCGCAATATCCGGCTGACGAACGTGACGGCAACCCGGCTCGAGACCGCGGACACGCTGACCGCGAATGCAGTGGCTGATACCGCGTTCACCATCACGCGGCCGGGCAAGCGCATCATCAACCCGTCCACCCTGGTGAAGCGGTATTTCACGATCGAGGAATACGAGGGCGATATCGATCAGTCGACCGTGCTGACGGACTTCGTTTGGGGTACGGCCAAGCTCTCCATGGGCCCGAACGGCATCATCATGATGGACCCGGGCGGCACCGGCACTGGCCGGATCGAGGCTCTCGACCCGGCAGCATCGCCATATTTCACCGCACCGGTCACTACGACGGGTGAGCCGATGGCGGTCGTCGATGCGACCATCCGGTTCGGCGGTGAGGACCTCGTCGAACTGACGTCGTTCGATCTGACGATGGACATCCAGCCGGTTGCCCCTGATGTGTTCGGCTCCGGCGCCATCAAATACGCGCCGGACGTCTTCACCGGCGTGCTGCAGGTCAGCATGAACCTGACGATGCTCCGCAAGAGCCTTCAGGTGCTGCAGGACTTCATTGCCGAGACGCCGTATTCGCTCCACGTTCTGGCCGTCGACAACACTGCAGAGCCGAAGGACTTCCTTTCGATCACGGTCCCGAATTTCACTCTCGGCGGCGCTGACCCCTCCGCGATGTCAAAGCAGGGCGGCGGCCGGACCCAGACCATCGCCATCCCGGCGGCGCTGGTCGGCACCGACACCGACGAAAACACCATGATCAAGTTCCAGACTACGGCAGCGTGAGGCAACATGGACGATTTTGATATTGGCGCGCTCGACGCGCTCGACGAAGGTACCTTTAAGGTCCGGCACCCTGTCACCAAGGTGCGCACCACCTGGGAATGGACCTTCTACGGTCCCGGGCATGCGAAGACGATCGAACTTGCCGACAAGAAGTCGCGTGACGCCTTGCGCGAATTGGCAGAGCAGCGTCAGGCGCGCGTG